TGAATTTTTAGGAAGAGGTGGAGCTTGGTTAGACGCTGGTTCTATAGATCATTGTGCTCCCAATTATCAGACTATTTTAGACGCTATATATAATAACAGACAAAATGGCGTAAAAGGTATATATTTGAATGATAAACCTATAGGATTAGTTTATTATTATATATTTAATAATGCTTATTGGATTAATAGATTATTGATTGATAAAAAATATCAAAATAAAGGTTATGGAAAAGAAACATTTAAAAAATTATTAAAATATTTAGATAATAAAAAAAATATTGATAAAATTACTAGAATAGAAATGTCAATATCAAATCCAATATTATTGAATTTAAATAACAAGATGGGATTTATTAAAATGAATAATAATAGATCAAAAAAATTTTTCAAAGAACATAAAGAGCATATATTTTTTAAATATATCTAATATTTAATTATAAATTTTGATTAGTTAATTATTAATTTTATTATACCACTTATTAGTTGAACTATAGTAATATATAGGATCATCTTTTATAAATAAATTATGTCTTGATTTTTCGGATAAAACTAGTTCTACTTTTTTACCATTATTATTTAATTTGTCGGATAATTCTTCAAATTGATTGTAATTAATTAATTCATCTTTTTTACTTCCAACAATTAATACATTTTCAACTCCAGATATATTTTCAAGTGTATTTATATAATTTGTTTTCCATTTATCTGTAGCACCACTAAATTTAATTAAATTATTTAAAATATATTTAAGTGTCGAATATTTATTACAATAATGTGTTTTTTGAATCATATTCGCATTATGATTTATTAATGAATCTATATTAAAGTGATAAGTTGGAGATTCTAGTATCAAATTTTTTATTAGGGGTTTTTTATATTTATTTTTAATAATAGATTCATTGTAATTATTAATAAAAGGGATTGAATACCAACATGTGCTTGACATACAATGTAGTATCAAGTTTTGATTATTATGATTAGCTTTTTCTATAACATTATTTAGTCTTTTATTATATTCTGGATGTAAATATACAGAACATAATTTAATAGTATTGTGTGTTAATTTTTTATAAACAGGAATTTGGTTATAGGATAGTAAATGTTTCATTTTCATACCCATACCTCCCAAAATTATCGATTTATACATTATAATTAGTATTATTTTATTTTATAAATAAAAATATAATATAATTTTAAATTATAAGTAATAATATGAAAAATAATTTGAATAGAGTCGGTAAAGGGATTGCTATATTTATATTAGTATTGATATTAATATATTTATACTTGGATATTGTAAATAATTATGAATTAAATAATAAATTAAATAATAAAAATAATTTAGAGGGTTATCAACAAAAAAAAGATTCACCTTTTAAAGAAATAATGGGTACTGAAAATTTATCAGATACAGTAACTGATGTATTAGATGCTAAGCTTGAATCATTAAATACTTTAGATATGAATAAAGAATTATTTATAAAGGATAGAAAAAACGAATTAATAGCAAAATTAAAAATGTTTAATAATTTAGATATTCCTATAATAATGAATAATAATGGTGTAATATGTGAATCATGGGATTCAAAAGATGATGGTAACAATTATAAAGGTAACGAATGTCAAAAGGTTGGTAGTGATCATAAATGTTATCAAAATAATAATTTAGTATCATGTAATAAATATTATACATCGGTTATTAAAGATTTAAGTAAATTAAATGTTAATGAAATAATTAATAGTGAATTTTCAGATATGTCCGAATCAATTATCAATATTAATCAAAAATTTGATTTTATTAAAGAAAGAATAAATAGAACAGTTAATGATATAATTAAATATAATAATACTAAAAATCAACAAGAATATTTCATTAAGAATAATAATATTTATATACATGAATTTTCAAGTAAAGATAATAATATTAAAAAAGAAATGGAGGAAGAAAATGAAAATTATGAAAAAAATAGAAAAAAATTAGAATACTATATTAAAGATAGAAAGAATATTGAAAAAAAATATAATATATATAAAAAAGTTTTTACTGGTTTAGTAATAGCATTTAGTATTTTAATAATTATTAATATATTATTTAGTGAAGCAAATTAGTTATAATTATACCACTTAATTAAGTAAATTTGTTATTATTGTATTCTTCAGTAAAGTAAATATTTATAATTAATTAAGATTAAATCAAATATTATTTTTAATCATCACCAATTGGTTCACCAACACCATTGATAGTAATATTTTTATAAATACTATTTCTATTTTTAGGTGTTCCAATATATCTCTGCATTTGTGTTTTAAATCCCTTTTTAGTACAATTATAATCAGAGCTTACATCTCGTAAGAAATTTCTAAATTCAGTATAAGCATCACTTAATGATATACCGAATCCAGGTTTCTCTTCAACTTTATCATTATAAAACTGAGCATATATATTAGATTCTTGTTGATAATTAGTAGTAGCAACAAGAACTTTGTCAGGTATTTCTATTTTAAAATTTCTTTCTTTCAATATTTTATATCTTTCAAATAAAAGATACAATAATAGAGGTGCCCATGTATCATATAAGTGTTCTTGATTTACAGCAGCAAAATGCTTTGGATATTTATTAGGCTTTGTTAATTTGTGTTTATCTTTTTCATCAATTACAAATTTAGATTCAAAAGGTATAACTCTTATTTTCCTCCAAACACCATCATCAGTAGAGGGCATATCGGGTATATCATTACAGTGCATAAACATTTTATATTGTGGATTAAACTTGATGTTGTTTTGATTTAAAAATCTACCAACTAATTCGTCACCACCAATAAATTCTTTTAACTTATCTGGTTCCATTGGTTTATTATTTTTTGGTTCAGAAGTTACTGCTAGACGTAATCCCTTTAATCCTGCTACAGCGGGAGATGCGGAATTAGCACCTTCTTTAGCTGTATTTAGTAATGAATTATTAAATGTACCGTAATATTCACCAAATGTTTTGTTAATTAATTTAAATAATTGTGATTTACCGTTAGCACCACTACCTGTACAAATAATAAATTCTTCTCCATGAAGTTCACCTGATAATTTAACAGCCAGTTTATTAAGAACATAATCTTGTATTTCTTCATCAACAAATATTTTATCTAAATATTCTTGTATATTTTGAATATGTTCTTGGGCTTGTTCAGTATCAACATCAAGTGGATACTCTATCTTTGACGAAAATGTACACATATCCGACATTTCACCATTTCTGAATACACAATTATCCAAATCTAATACTCCATTACTACAGATAAAGACCATCTTATTTTCATTAAGATTACTGAAAAATTCTTCATCATAACATTTATGACTAAGATCTTCAATAACTTTTTTTTTATTAACTACAACGGATAAAAATCCTAAAATATGTTTACACATTTCCATACTCTGTTTATCTCTAGTACGATTAATAGTAGATTGTAAAATTTCAATTCGTTTACTATTATCAATTCGTTCATCGTTTGTCATTGACATATTAGCGGTTTGATTAGCCATATCATTTAAAGTAGAATCATATTCGGAATTTTTAGATTTTTGCCATAATTTTTTGAATTCTTGTTTTAAATCTTCAGCCAATAACATGTAAATAATATTAGATGCTTTATCTTCTTTCCATCGATGATTTGTAAATTTATACCATAAAGAAGAACCTGTTGGATCGGCACAAACTACATTAAAAGGTGCATAGTCTGTTATATATTCTTTAACATAATTTGAAAAGGTACCTAAATCAATACCTTTAACATAATCCTCTGTAATATGTTTTAGAATCCAAGCATTTAAAAATTGTTGTTTATTAAAATTAATGATTTTTTTGTATCTATCAATATTATCTTCTTGTGCCATTCTTTTTAATGTATGAAGACCCATTTTGTACTTACCATATTTATGAAATTCGTTATACCAAATTTTAAAACATTCTTGTTCATCAAATTTAGCAGATTTACTACTCCATTCTAACCAAATTTGGTAGTTTCTATCATCCATATTATATAAACTAAGACCAATACGACGCCAATCGTTATAATCTTCAAATCTTTCGTTAGATAAACATGATAGAAATGATAAAATTTCTTCTTTTGCTAAATTACTAGTTCTTCTTAGATAATTCAAGTTATGATTATTAATAATTTTATTCATATCATAATTTGATAATGATGATGTATCATTATTTTCATAGAAATCTTGAATTTCATCAGTATTAATCGATTCATGATATACAGTATTAATTTTTTTATTATAATTTGATAGTAAAACAATGTATTTTTCTTTACTTTTCTCTATCTTTTTTACATAATCATCAGACAATTTTTTTATATTTTTACTATATTTGTAAACATGAGTAATTTTATAGTAGTCTTTTTTATCTACAGGTTTACCACTAAATAGTAGAAACCATGAATTTGTTTTAATAATTGCCTTATCAATAACATCCGAAATATCACTAATATTATTAATTTTTTTAAATAATTTTTGAATTTTTACAGATTCAATCAATTTATCTCTTAAGTGAAATAACATATAATTAGGCATAACAATATCAGGGATCATAATATGTATGCCATCTTTAATTGTTTTTTCCTTTGTAAATTTAGGATTTTTTTTCTCTTGTACATATATGTGATATGAATTTGGACTTTTTACAATAGATTGTAAAATATCATTAAATTCTTCTATAAATTCATTTATAAATTTAATATTATATTTTCTATTCGGTTTATCTGATATTTGTTCTTCATTAGTAGAATTAAATCTAAAATCCAAATCTACCTTAATTTGATTATATTCTTGATGTGGTTTTTCTAATAAATATGATTCTTGATTATTATTTGCTATTTTCGCAAATTCTTTTAAAAAGTTTAAATATTCATTATCTGGTATTTTCCATTTACCTGCTTTAAAAGCAGCGCTTCCTAACGCATTTACGTTAAAATCTGATTCATACGTCTTATAATTTGATAAATATTTATGAATATTAATTGGTGTTGCCATTTAGATTTTAAAAAATATTTTATTTTTAAATTTAATTCAATTTTATTTGAGACATCTAGTGTTTCGTTTTTTAATATAAAATTATATATATTTATAAAAATTTAAAAAAACAGATATCTAATTACAACTAAAATTAACATATTTTAGAATTAGTATATCCACTCCATGTTAGATCACACTGTTTTGCCCACTTACATTTTGAATAATCTCCAGTTTTATCATGATTAAAAACTTCTGTATCAAAATCCATAACATTATTATTTGGATCTTTGCTACATTTGCCTAATCCTTCCACATTTTTACATTTGTGTTTACCAACATTTTCCCAATAATCAGGACATTCATTTTTAATTCTCTTATTATCATTTTCTTTTTTCTTCATTTTTTGAAAATCACGAAAACTTTTATAGATATAGATACCTACAAAAATGAAAAATAATATTACAATAGTAATAATAAATGTATTTTCAGTCATATATGAGGAATAAGATGAATTTGAATTATTTGACATTCTATTGTTAGACATTCTGTTGTTAGCCATATTTAATATATAGACTAGAAAGATTATTTAATCATAATATTAAATAATAAAATATTATTAATATTAAATATTACATGTGCCGATGCCCATACATAACAACCAATTTTATATTTTTTATGATAAATATTCCATCTTGAAATTACCCATAATATTAAACATATTAAAAGTGGGATAAAGTAGGACAAATAATTATAATTAAAAGCAAGAAATATTTGATACGAGGTTACCAATATTACGACAATATAATCGAGCACTCTATTAAAACCATTTACTGGTTCTACCCAAAAACATAAAGAAGTTAGTAATAAACATAAATTTAGAAAGGATAATAAATGTAGATCATTATAATAAGCGTAAGATACTGACACAATAAATGCTAAGCTAGAATAAAAACATAGTTCATGATCAATCAATTTACCATTCAATTTAAATGTAGTACATAACTTTAATAATAATTTCATATTATCTAACATAGAGGATTCACTTGATTTAGTTAAATGGGCATGGCAATCTAATATTTTTTCTTTATTATCCATATTTAATAATATGTAATTATATATTTCATAAATTTTTTGAATAAATATATATAAATTTAATATTTATACACCTTATATTAAAAATTTAAAAAAATAAATAATTATATAAATTTTGTTTTAATAAGAATATTTTAAGATTAAATATTTATTTGTCTAAATATCATAGATTAAATCAATGTTAGTCAACATTATTTTACGACAACACATTCTAGTTAATCCTAGGTCATCTAGTATATGACCTGCTATTGTTTTTTTAACTTCTTCAGCATTAATATCTATCATGAGTTCTTCTTCATCTTTTTTTGTTGATATTTTTCTTTTTAATAGTTCAGAATCATAATATTGTTTTTTATCTGCTAATTTTTTACCACATGTATAACAACGAATAGGAATAATCATTATATTATAGTAATAGTAAATATATTTTAAATCAATTTTATTTTTATTTATTATATATAGTTCTTTAATGTAATATATAGTTTTATTTACAGTGTATAATCTTAATTATAGTGTATAATCTTAATTATAGTGTATAATCTTAATTATAGTGTATAATGTCGATAGGATAAAATTCTAATAAATGAATAAAATAATCTAAATTAAGTATAAGAAGATTATGAGTAATGATAATTTGAATAAGATTAGATTAAATATACTTCTTCTTGGTGATAATCATTCTGGTAAAACTACTTTTATTAATAGTTTAATTAATAAAAAATGGGTTACACATTACAATTACATTAATTCGGTTGATCTGCATAAATTTGAAATTAAAATAAATGAAACGCTATTTTTATTTTATTTTTATGATACTAATGGCAGGAATACAAATAATAAGTTAATAATACCTTATCTAAAAGAATGTCCTCTAGCTCTTGTTTTCTATAGAAATAATTTATTCTATACAAAGTCTAATTTGGTATTGAGTATAACAAATTGGATAGATTTATATCTATCAAAAAATCATAATGGATACATTATATTAATGAAAAATATTAATATAGATAAATCCAAAAAATATTTAATGGGATATGGAAATAATTTTTTATTAAATGTTAATGATATCAATAATAATAGAATATTATCACAATTCAAATTTTATTTTAAATGTAAAAATATTAAAAAGCAAAATAGTAATTTTATAACTTTATTAATTAATATTTTATTAGAAAATACAAAGCAATTAAGTTGTAATAACTTAACAAAAAAACGTTCAGATAATAATAATAATAATAATGATAATAATTACATTTGGGATTTTAATGAAACTAGAGGATTATCTTGTAGTCAATAAGTATTTATGACATAATTGTATCAAAAATTTTACTAGTTACTAAATATGGATCACAATTAGATGATGGTCTTCTATCTTCTAAATAACCTTTTTGATTTTTTTCAGTATCCGTTGGGATTCTTATTGATGCCCCTCTATTACCAACACCATATGAAAATTTATTATAATCAGATGTTTCGTGTAATCCACTCATTCTTAAATTATTATCTTCACCATAAATATTCATATGTTCTAAATGTTTATTACCTAATTTTGTAACTGCGTCTAAAATATATTGATATCCAGTTTTACCATTTAAGTCCCCTGTTCCTTCTCTCATATTTATAGTACTAAAATTTGTATGACAACCTGAACCATTCCAATCACCCTCTAATGGTTTAGGATGGAAACTAATAAGATAATTATGTGTTTCAGCAATTCTTTCAAGTAAATACCTAGAAAGTAACATTTGGTCACCAGCATCTATACCAACACAAGGTCCAATTTGATATTCCCATTGTCCTGGTGCTACTTCAGCATTGATACCAGATATTTGTAAATTACTATATAAACAGGCTCTTAAATGTTCTTCTGCAATTGTTCTTCCAAATATATTATTACTACCTAAACCGCAATAATAATTACCTTGAGCAGCTGATTTATCATTATATCCTAATGGTTTATTGCTATTAGGGTCAATTATGAAATATTCTTGCTCTAAACCGTACCATGGTATTGCGTTTAAATCCTTATTAAAGATTTCAACAGCATTTTGTCTTGTATTTTGAGTTAATTTTTCACCATTTACATTTTGAGTATCACATAGAACTATAATATTATTTCCTTTTCTAAATGGACATTTAATTACTTTTACCGGAACTAATATGATTTCTGAAAAATCACCTTTAGCTTGTCCGGTAGAAGAACCATCGTAATTCCATATTGGTAAATCAGATAACCTAAACTTATCACTAAGAGAAATAACTTTGGTTTTACTTCTGAAATTGTTATTGATATCTAACCATACGTATTCGGCACAGATTTGACTCATTATTGAAAGATTTAATAGCACGTTAATATATTTATATTATATACATGATATTTATATTTATATATGTTAATTTATTGAAAATTTAATAATATTTAATAAATGTATTTTAAAGATTATTCAAAATATTTTTATCTTTTATTAATATATAAACAAAATGGCAAAATCTTATCGTGTATCTAGACGTAGCTCTAGAAAAGTATCTGCTAGACGTAGCTCTAAAAAAGTATCTGCTAGACGTAACTCTAGAAAAGTGTATAAAGGTAGTGGTAGCACTAGAAAAGTACATAAAGGTAGTGGTAGCACTAGAAAAGTACATAAAGGTAGTGAAAATAAAGGAAAAAGTAGGATTAAAAGAATATTCAGTAGAATAAGAAGAAGATTCGGTAAAGGAAAAGAGAAAGGAAAAGGAGAGAATGGTACTTCTAATTTTTTAGAATATAATCCACAAAAAGAAGGAATTGGGGGAATATCCGGAGTTCCTACTGGTACTGGTATTTTTAAAAGAAAAATAAACCAAGTTGGGAACCCAGTACCTCAATCTTTTTTTAAAATACCTTCTGATAGTAATAATTTCGGAAAAGAACGTACGATTAATGCTATTCCTTCACCTGTTAATGGGAGATCTATTAGTGAAAAAGTTTCAAAGTATAAAAAACCAATCAAAAAAAATAAAAAAGAATTTGAGGAATATATAAAAAAAAAAATAGCAGAAGCAGAAGCAGAAGCAAAAAAAATACCAGAAGCAGAAGCAAAAAAAATACCAGAAGCAGAAGCAGAAGCAGAAGCACAAAAAATAATGCAAGATATTGTTACTATAAACAATCCTGTACTTAAAGGAATAATCCCAGATAATGTTCTAATAAAAAATAAAAAATCAAATAGAAATAATGCTAATCTTTACATATCTAAAAATAGCGTCAATACAAAAATAAAAGAAGCAAAAAACAAAATTAATACTAAATTAAGAGAAAAATTTCAAGAAGACACAGTTAGGGAACTTACTGAAAAAATGAATAAAAAAACCATTAGTTCTGTAGCGAAATTACAACAAATGCTATATTCTGGATATTATGACAAAAATGAAGAATATAAAGATTATTTTACAAATAACGAGAGAAGAGAATTATTTAATGAAATTGAAAAATTAGGTTTAACCATAGTAAGACCAGAACAAAATCTAGAAGATTTACAAATCGAAAACCTTTTTGACACTAATAATGATGAAGTAATATCGCTTTGATGCTAATGAAATGGTAACTTTTATAGCGCTAGAATATAGTAATATTGTAGATAATAATTTCTAAAAAAGGCTGAAATCTCAAAAAAATATTATAGACATTATCCCAATCAAAAAGAACGAAATATAATTATACAAATCGCAAATGAAATGGACTTAAGTGAAAACCTAATTAGAAGTAGTTTAAATATGGCAATAGATAAGGGCATGAGTGCGTATCAATATAAATTAGGTTTAGAAAGAATAGGACCAATGAAGAAAAATGATATAGAAAAGACATATCTAGATAAATTGCGTACAGAATTAGATAAAATGCGGAGATGGTTTAATGATATGTATCGATGGGATTCATATTAAATGTTAGGAAAAATATGAATATAAAAAATGCCAATGTAGAACTTTTAACGCCCACGTTACGCAATATATAAAATATTTATTTTATTTTCAATAAATTTATTTTGTTTAGGCAACATTTTCAACATTATTAGATATATATATTCCAAAACAATGAAATACATAGGTTAGTACTAATTTATATTTTTTTATTACTCAAAATATTTTAATCTTTTATTAATATATAAATAAGATGGCAAAATCTTATCGTGTATCTGGACGTGGTTCTAGAAAAGTATCTGCTAGACGTAGCTTAATTAAAAGAGGAGGAGGTGGTACTAGAAAAGTATCTGCTAGACGTAGCTCTAGAAAAGTATCTGCTACACGTAGCTTAATTAAAAGAGGAGGAGGTAAAGGAACAAAAGGAAAAACCAAAAGTCCTGCTGCCATAACCCCGTAACACTTGGTATCACAGATAGAAATATTAGTTTATTCTCGCAACTTGGAAATGAAGGGCAACCCAAAAAAGCATCCAGAGAGAAATTCGCTACTATTCGAAGAGCACCTTTAAGTGAACTAAGTTTGTATAGCAAAGATGGTGGCAGTTTTTATAAGCAAAAATTAAAAACTTTATTTTCTAACAATGAAATTCGCAAACTTAATCGATTATTTAAAAATTTAAAAAAACAACTTACTGCCAAGACCTCCAATATAACGCAAAATGCAAGAAAAAAGGCTTCAAAAGATAAAAAACACTTTAACAGAAATAAATATTTTAATTTAAGACGAAAAATTAATGAGATATTAATAAAAAAAAATCTACGCTTACATACATTAAATAATACATCAGATCCAGATTATTTAGCTAACCAATATAGTGTTAAATCCACATTATTAGAAGGTTTAGTTCCTAATGAAGAGACAAATGTATAATATTTTATAATATGTTTCATTATTAACATTGAATTATATAAGAACTATAATAAATTTTTAATAATCAAACAGAATTATAAAAGGGCTAATACTTAAGAATATAGGTAGGTAATTGAAAAAATAAATTAAGCTAATTATAGCGATCTCAATAATTTTGGTTTTAATAATATGCATTTATCTTTGAATTCGGTAATATATATATCCATTTCTCTATCAATTTTTTGGAAATTCATAGCTACAAATTGGCATCCTAATTCAAAAGGTTTTACTGGATTATAATTATTTGAGTAAAAATCACCTTCTTTATTAGGAACCACTATAGTAATACCAGATTTATTAAACTCAACCAAATTATTTTCCTCGGATTCGTTCATAACTGTAATATCGTCAATGTGTAATCTCTGCATTTTATGATATTCATTGTCATTTACATTATCCCAACTATAATTTACAATTTCTTCTAACCTAGTACCTTGAAAACCATCGCTAGATAAAATAACAACTCTTTCCATTAGTTCTGACAATTTAATTTTGGGTAAATCATCTGAGTTTTGGAAACTATATTTGCTTGGTAGTAATCTATCACTAAAATATTTAATAATTAAATCAGCTATTTTATTTAAACATGCTACATTATTATTAGTATTCAAGTTTAAACCTATAAATATTGGATCTGAAAAATTTGGTGTTCCTTCATCATAATTTTTAGTTATAAATGCATTATCTACAATTACTTTCAAACAATCTTCTAGAGGTGTTTTATTTAATGTTAATTTCCATTCACCCGTCTTATAACCATTTGATACAACTGGGTATGCATTATCACCAAATTCACTATTGAATACATTAAATTCTAAATATCTAGCACCTGATTGCATCTTAATTAAAAGTGTTTTTTCACTTAAATAACCAAACATTTGATAACCTGAATGGGCACTATTGTAACTACTTGATATTTTACAATCAACTAATGGTACCTGACCATATTTAGCATAAGGATAAGAGCTTATTTCTTGAAATTTATGATATAGTTTCATTTGAGATATATTTCTTCCAACTACAAATGTTTTAGATGTGAAATATATAATTAACATGATTACAATAGCCATAAAAATTGCCATCATTAATACATAATTTTCTAAAAACAACTCAAATCTATTTTTTGTTTCTACAGTAATCTTTTCCATTTTTGCATTTGTGATTAATTTTTGTAAATTATTTTGATTCTTAGTAGTCATAAATAAACTTAATAAAAAAACAGAAAAAAAATATTATTATTTTCTTATTTATTAATTAATAATATGTTAAAAAGTTTATGTGCGTTAGCAATTTTAATAAATTGTTACTTAATATCAAAATATGCTTTTAAGGACGGTAGATTGATATGTGATAATTATATAATTAATAATTATTTATATGTGTCTTTAGCATTTAATGTTTGTATATTAACTGTTTTATTAGGATCATCATTACTCATTAATAATGAAAAAATTATGTTAATGCTATTATGTAATTTTATATTGGTATTTGTATTTCTATTTTGGTTATTATCTATAAACCCTAGAAATATTGTTCAGTTACATACAATTTGGCTACTATTAATAATTACATTTTCTTTAACATTAGTTCCATTAATTCTATTAAATAATGTTGAAAACGTACAAACTGCAGTTAACTATACAATAATAGTTGTTTTTACTTCATTATTCTTAGGATATACCTTAGGTCCTCAACTAATTACTTTTGATTGGGATAGATACCTTTATTTTGCTCTAATCGGTATAATAATAGTATCATTTGTTCATTTATATTTAGGGGATAATAATAAATATCAAAATCTAGGGCTTTATATAGCAATAGCATCATTAATTGTGTTTACTTTGTTAATATTTAGTTATTCAAAAAAAGTTATAGATGATAGTAAAAAATGTGATATTGAAAAAAATCCTCCAAATTATCCATTATCAAGTTATAGATTATTTTCAAAAGCTATAAATGTATTTGCTAATATATTAAGATTAGTTAATAGAGGTAGAGGCAGAGGAAGACGTTAAATAAAAATTAATAAAATAATAAAAAGATTAATAGAAAATTAATAAAATAATAAAAAGATTAATAGAAAAATAATAAAATAATAAAGAGATTAATAAAAATTTTTATTATATAATTAAAGAATAGTATAATCTAATTGTATTTTAAATAACATATTAGTAGATTTACCTCTATTTGGGTCTACAAATTCTATTTCATTTTTTTTATAAGTTAAAATTCTATTTAGAGCACTCCTTAAAATATAAAACCCTCTATCTTCTTTTATTTCAAACAAACTATTTCTAGAATTTTTCTTAAAATTGTTTTCTATTAATTGTCCAGTAGAATCAGTATATAAATATTTACCACTTTTCTCATTTTTCAAATAAATAGAATTATTTATAAACTTATTGTTATTTGGGTCTTGACTAATGATAGAATACATTGTTAAATCAGATATAGGTTTTTTAACTAAATTTACATTACCATTTTTATATGATTTTAAACCATATCCAGTTAATGATACAAATTTAATAGTTTGGCGATGATTTACTTTATTAATTTTAAATGACATATTATCTTGACCTTCTTTATCTGGTACATAAACAGAAGCTAATACTAATTTTCTATAAAATGATAATAATTTATTTGAACTATCAACACATTGTAATGATATTAAATTTTTATCTTTATTTGCTGAATTTATTGGATAGAATGCTTGTTGCTTTCTACCATCTGGTGACTTATTTTTTTGTTTCAAAATAAACTGTTTTTGGTTATCATTTAATGAAACATAGTACTTATTATTGGTAATTGAATTAATATATATACTATCAAAATCTCCTAATAAATCACTTTTTTTAATGACGAATACTTGATTTTTGCTAAGTTTACTGTTATTCAGAGGAGCGTTAAATGATAAATTAGATTCATTTGATGTTAAGAATAGATTGCTATTTGTTATGGATTCTATAGATACTAGAGAATAATTATAATTTTTTACAAAATTAGGTATAGTTGGTATATCGTCTCCAATTTCTGGTTTTGCTGAGTATTGTTTGCTTATATCTGGTATTTCTAGTTGTAAATTTTCAAATCTCAAACTATCAGGTTTTAATTTAAAACTAGATTCTTTAAATATATTGATGTATCTTTTCATATATTGGTCATTATTTTGAAAATTCATTGTAATAAATTGACAACCATATTTAAAAGATTCCATAAATTCATAATTTGATGATAAAGTATCAGAAGATTCATTTGGATTTACTTGAGTTAACGCTATTTTGTTGTAAGTAGATAAATTATCTAAAATATATTTATCATTTAATATTCTATTTTTAATAGCCAAATTTTGATTTGAATCTATATTTTTTTGTTGAATTAAGCTATGTAATATACCTGCGTTTGACTCATCATTTTCTTCTTCTTCAGATATATTTTCAGAATCAATTGGTTTAGTATGTAAATTTAACATATTATTTAAATCTTTAAAATTATTTACAAAATATTGGTGTGAGCGTTCTTGTTCTTTTTCTGATAACAGTTTATTATATTCATTAGTATGATATTCTTCTGGTTGAATGTTAAATTCTCCTAATTGACCATAGTGATATTCATTAAACAATTTATCAGTAGGAACAACAATTTTTTCTAAATCAGTATTTTTATATTCAACAGTTGAAAATATAACTATTTTATTTAGTAATTTACAAAGTTTTTCTAATCCTATAGGATATTTATGATATTTATCAGGAAGTAAAATATTTTTATTGAAAGATGATATTAATGATTGGTACAATTCATTTAAAACATATTTATTTTTTGTATGTAGTATTAATTTTATAAATAATGGGTAATTTAATGTTTTGTTATCGTATATAAAGGCAATTTTATTAATTAATCTAAATACTTCATTAACATTAATTGTATTTAGACTAGTAATAATTTTTTTACCATATTCAGCGGTAGCTATTACTGGTTTAGATTCATACTCTACACCTTCTTGACAAATAGGTATCATTATAAATCGAGCACCAGAATTAATTACGGTTTCTATCATTTCCATACTAACATAATCATAATGCAGATTTCCAATACAAGGAGTCATATAACTAGAAGATATGTAATAATCGTTTAATTTAAATTGATAAATTGCTTCTAGTTCATCACAAGATTGAATATTTTTTAAACTTAATTTGTCTTTGTAATCTAATTCAATCATTTTATTAATTTCTCTCCTAGATAAGGTGTTTTTATATAATATAATTATCATTACAATAAGTATTGGGACAGTGATAGATAATATTAATTTTTTATTATCTAGATCTACATTGGCGACTTTCATTATATTTATTAATTTCTTTAGATAATTATAATTAGAAAAATAATTAAAAAAACAATAAAGTTTATAAAATTATAATAAAAATATTTATAAATATCATACATTAATATTATTTATTAGTCCACGTGTGATTACAATTTTTACATTGATATATATATGTTAATGTAGATTTATCTAGTTCTATATATGTAATATTATTTTCGATGTTTTTAGATGTAATTGTTGGACAGTTTGAATTAGGACATTGAATATTACTAATTACTGGTAATGTAGAATCATTAGATAAATGATCTAAATTTTTATTATATAATTTATCATTTGTATTATCATAATGATTACTATATACACACATATATTTGGGTTCCTTTTTAATATCTATATTTTTGGTATAATGACAATTATTACACTTTAATGATAATAATTTAGATATATCATTTAATGTATCTATATTTTCTATAACTAATATCAAATAATTTTCACAATTCGGACAAAAATTCATTATATATATTATTATAATTTATATATTTAAATAATTAATTCTTCAATTTTTTTATCTAATATATTATTAAAAAAAAAATGCGTTCAAATAAAATTATTAAATCTGGAGGTAGTTTAGCTTCAGATCGTGTAATGGAAAATTTGCGTAATAAACCCGCAACACATGATTATGTTGCCTCACCTAGGGTTAGAGGAAAATCAAGTACTCTTAACCTTTACGAATTAACAGGTGGTAGAAAAAGTCAAAGAAGCCATAAATCTAAGAGAAGTCAAAGAAGTCATAAATCTAAGAGAAGTCAAAGAAGCTATAAAGCTAAGAGAAGTCAAAGAAGCTATAAAGCTAAGAGAAGTCAAAGAAGCCATAAATCTAAGAGAAGTCAAAGAAGCTATAAAGCTAAGAGAAGTCAAAGAAGCTATAAAGCTAAGAGAAGTCAAAGAAGCTATAAAGATAAAAGAGGAACACGTATGATGAAAGGAGGTTATGGAAGTGATTGGATGGCATCACAATATTCTTTGGGTCCAATTAATAATCCATCTGGATTTAAAGATGAATTAATGAACCCACCAAATAGAAATAAGGCGGGAAGTGGTAGTTCTATGAGTAAATTAGAAAATAAAAATAAAATGGGTCATCAGTATCCATTTTAAATAATAAAAAATGATAATTAATATATTTTATAATTTTGAATATTGAATAAATATTTATTAAAAATTAATATTGTTTCCATTGTTTGCCACAAACTTGGCAAGTAATAAATGTAGTCATAGGTTCGTCAGCACTTCTAGTTTGTACTTGGACATATGTAGCTTGACATTGTTTACATCTAGGACATTTAAATTGATTCGTTGCGGATTGTTTAATAGCATTTTTAATGATTTGTTCTCTTTTTATTTTCTCTTCAATAATATCTTGATATTTTTCAGGAAATAACTCAAATGGCTCTAAAAATGCTATATTTTTTAAATCTAATTGATTTTTTTTAACTTTATCTATTAAATTATAATTTTTTACGTATGATTTTTTAAATAAATTTGTAAATATACTGATGGATTTATTAAAATAAATTGTATTAAACATATCATTATCCCATGTAGGTATTATTAATCTATTTATGCATTTGTTAATAGTATAATTATAAATACTTTGTTCAATTATTTGAATATTTTTTTTAGTAATATCTAATTTATTAAATATTGAAATATTCTTTATTCTATTTGAATGTAATTTTGATACATCAGTTACTATAGTAGTTTCTTCATCTAAAATGTCATTAATTATATTTAAATTACCATGTGTTTTAAGTGTTATACTGATATTACCATTTCCACTGTTATTACTACTAGAATTTATAGGTTTTTTCTTTCTAATTTCCTTTTCTTTTTTACTCTTAGATTTTTTTTTATAATCTAATTTTACAACAAAATTTTTATCAGAATTTATATCGCTAAAATCAGTGGTTTCACTATCATAATCACTAATATCATTAGTAGATATATTATCAATATCAACATCAATATCTTCATCTTCCTCATCATCATCATCATTATCATCATCAACATCATCATCATCATCATCATCATTATCATCATCATCATCATCATCATCATCATCATCATCAACATCATCTTTATCGTTGTCATCATCATCAATTCCATCACCCATATCGTCATCGATATCTACTTCTTCATCATATTCATCATTTGAATCACCATCTGAATTGACATATAAATTATCCTTTATACTATCTTTAAAATTATTATTAGATGATTTATGATTTAAATCATTTGTTAGTTTTTCTTTTATGTAACTATTTTTATCATTTAATTCATTATTAGATGCAGTTTTAATTTTTTCATGATTTAATTCATTATTAGGTACATTCATAATATTTTCATCACTTAAATATACAGAATTATTTAAAACTTTGGAGGTTATTTTAATATTATCAAAATAATATGTTTGATTATTCATACTAAAACATATGTAAGTTCCTGTTTTTTTTTTTGATAAATTATGTGCTTTATTAATTATATTTGGAAATTTAACATTATTGCTAATAATTTTATCATTTAATTTAAATATGAATATTGTATTATTACTATTAGATTTATATCCAAAATATTTTATTTGATCTTTAAATTCATCATTTAACTGATCTGTAATTTTATCATCTATTAAATTTTTAATACTATTGCCTTTTTTTTTATATAATGTAGATGTTTGCTTTCTCCATTTAATATTAGGTTTAATATATCTAATATCATTATTATTTATAAATAAGATATCAATATAATTATTACTCATTATCAATAATAAAATAATTATACTTTAAATATTTTTATTCAATTTTATAATTTTCATTATTAAAAATAAATTAATAATTAAATATAATGATTTATCCAATAGATATATGTTCTTTTAATTATTTTACAATAAAATTTGTAAAATCATATAATCAAAAAGCAAATATTTATAATTTAAATTTTAATTATAATCATAATATTTTACCTTTAATATCATCCTTTTTGAAAAAAAAATTAAAAATATATTATCAAAAACAATATAATATTTATGGTAAACATTCTATATTGAAAAAAAATATAAATAACGACTTATTTGATAATAATAGAATATTTATATTTGATAAGAAGGATAAAATAATAAATTTAACTCAAGAAATAAAACATCAAGAGTTTATAAATTTTAGTAATACAATATCTTATATATCTACATATTTAGACACAAAAAAATCAAAAATTTCAATTCCAAAAAATGTTGGTAATATAGAAGAAAATATAATATATGAATGGGAAATAAGTAATTATTTCATATTTAAGTTAATAAGAAATATTAAATATGATAAATGTCAATTTGAAATTATGGTAAATATATATGAAGATAATACATTAATTGAAGAAAATGATAAAAATATTAAAAAAAATATAGATATAATTAAAAATTTACTAAATTTAATTTATAATTTATAATTTTTAATTTATAATTTATACATTTAATATTTTATATATTTTTATCTTATATTTTATTAAATAATGAGTTCAAATATAAATTTAGTATTAATTCGTGTTATAAAAATAATAATATTATTATTTATCATAATATTTATATGTAATATATACAAAAAATATAAATTAAAGTCAGAAAAGTTTAATAATATAGTAGATAATTATAAACAATTGAATATAAATAATAATGATGATCCATTTTATTCTATGATTCATAATACAAATCCGAGAAAAGAATATTTAACGAATAATATGGTTGTTCCTACATATTCTCAAGATTCATATATTCCAAGTGAAAATAATAGAGTTATATCTATAGATAATAAACTAATATCTAGAGAAGACAAAAAAATAAATACAATGAACGTGTTAAATTTATGTTATCAAGATAGTAATGATGATTTAAATATAAATCTAGTTGCTAAAAATTTACACATTAGTCCTTAAATAATGATTATGTAGGTTATAATTTACATATTTTATATTTAACATTAACACCAGATGTAATATTAGAATATGTAATTTTACAAACTTGATTTAATCTAAGCCCTATATATTTAGCTTGAACATCATTTAATTTAATTATAGGTAAATTATTTATATCATCTATATTATATTTTTTAACAATTTTTTGTAATTCATCTTTATTAATAATACTATGTTTTGGAACAAATTGATGATTACTAAAGTTTATTAAGAAATTTTCTAAGCCATATAGTTGAACAAAATAACCACTATTTGCATAAATATTATTAACATATATATCTTTCATATTATTTATATCTTTAACACCTATTTTTGAAATAATTCTACTTATGTATAAAATAATAAGTGTATCATTTTGTTTAAGTGTTTTATCATAAATTTTATTTATTTGTGAAGTTAAATTTTCAGTTTTTTTGAATTTGTCTTCTAATCTATATTTTATGAAAATACTATTGCCTGAATCATTTTTCAAATATATATCTAATGGACCTACTTCGTGACTAGTTTCAAATTTTCCATTTTGTTGTTGTATTAGCATTTCTTTTATTTCTATTGTGGTATAATTACTATAGTCACTTGTATCAAAACCTCTAGTTTTTAACATACCTAATATGTTACATCTAGATTGATAAATATATAAATATAATTTAAACACTTCAGATCTATCGTTAGACATTATTTGTAATATATATAATATATTTATAGTTAAATTATTTATTTTCAATTTTAATAAATAATTTAATTTCTTATTATTTATAATTATATTTTAAATTAAAAAAATTTATCTAAAAATTAATAAATTATATCAAAATGGATTAGGTATTTTTTCATTACTGTATAAGTTCCCATCATTACCCATATATGAATCTATATTAACTTGTTTAATATTATCATTGAATGATATTGAATTATTTGTATTACCACCTCCATTTTGAAGATTACCACCTCCATTTTGAAGATTACTACCTCCATTTTGAAGATTACCACCTCCATTTTGAAGATTACCACCACTATCTGTATTATTTATATTTAAATCTATTGTAACAGTTTTAATATTAGGATTATTTGTATTATCATTTGATAAATTTCTAATACCTCCTTGTTGTATATTATCATTTTGACTATGTGAGTTTCTAATATCTGGGTTAAGATTAGGTAAATTATTATTCGATAAATTTATTTTACCTCCATTTTGATTCATAAAACTATCATCATTTATTTTTAGATCTACGTCCAAATCATCAAAAGTTTTACCACCACCAACTAATGTTTTTATATCACCTATATTATCTATATCATCACCATAACTATCCATATCTTCTTTACTTGAGTTTGAAGGTGGGTTTATTTGATTATTATCTATATTATCATTAACATTACCTCCTGATTGAACTATTTCTGTCTTTAAAGGTATATTATTTATTTCAGTTAAATTTGTATTTACTTCATTTAATTCTTTATTACTATTTAAATCTGAAAAATATACTGATTTGCCACCATTTTGAATATTATTAGTTTCATTATTATTATTATTTTGAAGTGTGTAATTATTTTGAATATTTTGATTGCCACCTGATTGAATGTTCGTATCTTGATAATTATCAATTTGTTTATCAATTAGTAAGTCATCCTCATTTTGTAAATCATCGTCAAAATTATCTGTTTTTAGTTCTTCATTTTCATTATCCTTAACTTCATCTTCATTATCATCATTTTGAATTAATTCATTGTCTACAATAACATTATTTTGATTAATTTCTAAAAATGTCTCATTAATTAAATCAGATCTATCAATAGCTATATCAATCTTATTTACATTAAATTTAACATTAATTAATAAACCCTGTAATTCTTGAATAAGTAATTTAAATGAATAGGGAACTACAAGTTTAACATAGTCATGGATAGTATTATTTTCAGTGTTTAATCCTAATATAATTTTCTCAGTGTCCTGTATACCATCTTCAAGTTGATAACTAACAGGACCATCAGATTCAGCATCAAAGCATATTTTTTGATAAGGATTTACAAATGATATATTACCAGATTTACGACTAACATATATAATGAATTTATCGCATCTTTCAATATGACTCTCCTTTAAGAAATTAACCATTCCATGAGATAAAATAGCATCACGTTCCATCTCTCCTATTCTTAAACCACCTCCATTTGCTCTTCCTGACACAGATTGTCTTTCTTTAAAAGTATAAGCTCCACCTGGAACAGGTATATTATTTTCTCTATGTCCAGAAGCTCTTGAATTAATTTTATCATTGACCATATATTTTAATCTTTGATAATACATAACTCCAGTAAATATCTTAGTATCCATTTGTTCTCCAGAAATACCATTATATAAAGTTCTTGTTCCATAATATGAAAATCCAAGTTTATCGCATAATATATCATTTATTTCCTTTGGACTAACAGATTCCATAGGACTACCTGTACCTATAAAACCTAATTCAGTCGTTAAATTACCGTATAATATTTCAATTAATTGATTGATTGTCATTCTTTTTGGATATGCGGTGGGATGAATAATTAAATCGGGCACTATGCCATCTTCAGTATACGGCATATCTTCTTTATTTAGTAAAATACCATAAGTACCTTTCTGAGCACATCTAGAAGCAAATTTGTCTCCTATTTGTGGATATCTATATTGTGCTGTTCTAACTTTAACTAATCTATCACCTGATGAATTAATAGGACATGTATAAACTTTGTCAACAACACTATTCACATTATCTTTCTTAATTAGTTTACTCATATCAAAATATTCTTCTTCACCTTTATCATTAACATATTTACCATATTTACCTACTAATACATCATTATCATTTAAATATGTACCTTCTTTAATTATACCGTGTTTATTTAAGTTATTATAATTATATTGTAGATTACCTTCTAAGTCTTCAGGATAATTTACATTTTCTTTGCGATATTTTGGATTATATAATAATTCACTACTATTCGTTTTTTTATCAACCTTTTCAACCTCTTCATACATTTTAAAATATGTTGAATTGAATAAACCCATTTCAGTGCTTGTTTTGTTACCAATAATTGCGTCTTCTTGATTATAACCATTATAGCATGTTATAGCAACAATTACATTATGACCAGTTCCTATTTTATCATTATTTAGAATATTATGCAATTTACCCATAATAAGAGGTTTTTCTGGATTATGTAATATATGACTACTAGTATCAAATCTATTTTTAAAATTAGTTGCATATGTACTGACTGCTTGTTTTATTTGTTTGCTTGAGAAAATACCTCTTGGTGCTGCTGTATAATTTATAAATGGTACTAAATGAGCACATATGCCTAAAAACATACTAGGACTTAATTCAACATGAGTATAATTTAATTTATCATTAAAATCTATGTTGAAAGTTTTTGATAACATACATTCATTAAATTCAATAACATCTAAATATTCTATTATACCCTTTCCATCTTGTAAATATTCATTAATATCATATTCATTTTTATTTTTAATATTAAAACCTATATTGGACAATGACTCTATATTTGATGAATAATAATTATATTTATTTTTTCTTTCTCTAAATCCATAGAGTAAATTATCAAATTTAATTTTATTAGATAATATGTCTGATATATGTTTCGGTTCTAAATTTATTTTATTATTTTCTATAATATATAATGGTCTAACTAATCTACCATTATCAGTATTAATTTTAATTTCATCATCAATTATATTCCATGATATACCTATAAATATATTTATTAAACCATTACGTCTATATAATCTAAATATATTTACTAAACTTTTTGGATTATTATGATAACCTACAATATTTCCATTTACAAATACTTTAGTCATTTTATGTATCTCAGATATTGTTAAACTTGACAAATTATAAGTTTTATTTTCATATAAAAAATTTAATATTGGCTCTATTTGATTACCAAAAGTTATATGTGCTAAAACAGCTAACCCTTTTTGTAATCCTACATTCTGTCCCTCTGGAGTTTCCATAGGACATAAACTTCCATATTGACTACTATGTAATCTTCTTTCAGCAATTGTTACTTGACTTCCTTTAGCAGGATCAATTATTCTTCTTAAATGTGACAAGAAAGAATAATAATTGACTCTATCTAAACTTTGAACAACACCTTCTTTAGTACCAATAGTTCCAATTTTTAAACTATCAGTAAAATATTTTTTAAATACCTCATAATTAAATATTTCTCTATAATTAACTTCATTAACTAGTAAAGTAAAATTAGCACCACTATACTCTTTAAAATTGAACTCATATTTTCTTTCAATTTCTACTCTAGCATTACGTTTTAATTGTTGAATAGCATCTCTAAACAAAGTGGCTAACATAAATCCTGATATATCAACTCTTTTATTAATTAAACTATCTCTATCTGTTTCTGGCTCTATATTTAACTTATGTAATAACAATTTTTTTGTCATATAAGCAAGATAATGTGCTTTGTTAATAAAATCATTTCCACAATGAGGCAATAAATTCTCATTTAAAGCTTGATATAATAAGCTTAATCTATCTAGTTTATTATTGTGAATTTCACTAAATTTATCTTTACTTTCAGCCACTGCTCTAGAAGGTAATTTTTCTAAATAATTTTCGGCACTTTCTGTATCATATATCTCTTCTTTTAAAATATATGGATCTGTAATAGAAGGTATTAATAATTTAGCTAAATCTTCATTAAATCTATTATCTAAATCTCCTAAAATAAAATTAATTATATCTTTATCAGACTCTATGCCTAATACTCTAAATACGATAAATAATGGGACATCTCTTCCATTAACTTCTTGTAAAAACGGTTTATCTTGTCCCAATCTAACTGTTATGGCACCACTTTTTTCAAGTTGTAATTTAATAGTTCTAGAGTAAGTAAAAGCTTTACTACTAATTGATTTAACTTCAGCAACATGAGTATATTTATCATTACTATTTTTTTTTGTAGTTAGAAATATTGTGTTTTCAGCTTTTCTTTCTTGTGATACAATAACTTTTTCTCTTCCATCTATAATAAAATAACCTCCTGGATCATATTTACATTCTCCTAATTCTGTGAGAGCATCATCTTTAAAACCTTTTACTGAACATAAATCACTTTTTAACATAATAGGTATTTTACCCAGGTATATGTTCTTTAAAAAGTAATTGTCATTAATTGGTTCATTTTCAACTATTACATTATTACCTTCTTTTATAGTAAATTCAATATCAATATCATAATAAAAATCGAATCCGTACGTTAAATTTTTTAATCTTGCTTCATTTGGATACATTTGTTTCATTTCTCCTGTATTATAGTCATATATAGTAGGTTTTGAAATTTTAAATTTATCAGCATTTTTACCTCCAAAATAAACATTAACTAAATATGTAATATTGTTATCTTCTTTGTCAAATCTAAACACTTTAAGATGATTAATATTTTTAAATATTAAAGGTATTTTTTCCTTAATAAAATCATTATATGAATCAATATGATGTCTAACTAAATAATTTGGAGTATCCCTAAAATAACTATTTATAATTTCCCAAGTATCTTTATCTAAGTCCATTTATAATTTGTAATATAAAAAAAAAAGTTATTAAATTTTAAAATTAAAATATAATTAATTATATTATTAATAAATTATAATATAAGTTATTATATATAAGTAATGGGTAAACATGATATTATTATTCTATTATTAGATAAGAATACTCCAAAAACATCTAAAAAATTAGAAAAAAAAGTGAAAGGAGAAAATAAAACAAGATCAAAAAAAAATAAACCAGTACCTATACCAAAACGTGAAGAAAATAAAGCAAAAAGTTTTAAAAATATAGCAGCTAATGCAGTAGTTAAAAATATTACTAAAAAAGATGTTAAATTATTGGCAGTTAAAAAAGCGGCAGCTGAAATAGCAGCTGAAGCAGCTGAAGCAGCTGAAGCAGCTAAAAAAGCGGAATCTGCTAAAAAAACGGCAGCTAAAAAAGCGGAAGTTGCTAAAAAAGAATTTGAAAAAGCTGCTAAACAAGAAGCTATAGCAGCATCTAAAGCAGCAGAAGCAGCAGAAGCAGCAACAGAAAAAGAAATTAAATTATTATCATATAATGTATTATATAAATCATTTACAGATAAAACACAAAATAATAATGGAGAGAAAATTATCAAATTTATAAATAATAAAAATCCAGATATTATGGTTTTAGTAGAAGCATCTCCATTAATACCAGATAAAGATATAGGAGATCAAATTTTTTATGATAAAATAAAATTAAAAAATTATAAATATTATGGTAAAAAAAATACTGGTGGAACCATTGTTTATTGGAGTGAAAAATTTAGTTTTGAAGATAGTGAAAATAATAGTCACGGTCTTAGTATTTGTAAAGATGATATAAATTATAATTATGATAGACCAGCTATAGGAGTTAGATTAACTCATATTGAAAGTAAAAAAATTTATATAATAATAGGTGTACACTTAGGACATTATGTTTCAATAAATGATTATAAAAAAGGTATAAATATGATACTTGATAAAATGAAATATAATGAAAATAATGAAAAAATAATTATAATGGGAGATCATAATGAACTTTATGAAAATCATAAAAAAAAAGAAATTGATCTTTCACCTAATACTAAATTAAAATTACAATCTGTAGATGATAAGGGGGAACCTTATGAAACATGTTGTGGCACTGATAATGATACAGAACATAAAGGAAAATATAATAGACCATTTGATTTATTATATAGTAATGTTCCAAATATTAATATGAAAGTAGAAAAAACGCAAAAAAATAATAAAAAAGGCACTTCAGATCTTTCTGATCATTATCCATTAGTTGGTAATTTTAAAATATCAATCATTGAAGTATATAGAGAAGCAGCTGAAGAAGCAGCTAAATTAGCGGCAGCTGAAAAAGCAGAAGCTGAAGCAGCTAAAAAAGCAGCTAAAAAAGCAGCTGAAATAGCAGCTGAAGCAGCTAAAAAAGCAGCTGAAAAAGCAGCTGAAGAAGCAGCTAAATTAGCGGCAGCTAAAAATGCGGAAGTTGAAAAAGCAGAAGATAAAATTATCAAGCAAGGTATAGAAAATCACGGTAATACATGCTTTATAAATGCGTCTCTACAAGCATTTATTGGACTTGATAAATTTATTGATAATTTTGTGAAATTAAATAGTGATAATGATAATATTAATATAGTTAGGGATATATTCAAGACAATATTAGAAGGTAAAGGTACAGATACAAATTTTGAATTAACATTAGATAAATTATTAGAAATACATGAATCTATATATGAATTAATACCAACAAATAATAGTAGAAAAATAATGAATAAAAAGAAAAATCAATCTAAAAAATTTAATATATCTTCTAATTCTAAATTAAATAAAAATAGATACCTAACAAAAAAAAATAATAATAATAATAAATTAACATTTAATAATTTAAAAAACTTTAAAAATAATGATATTATTTATTACCATATAAAAAAAAAATATGAAAATGGATTAAAAACACAATTAAAAAAAAAAATAAAATATAAAATATCTTTTAATAACGGAACTAAATTCAAAATAGGTTCTCAACAAGATGCGGCAGAATTTATAGAATATTTATTTGGTATATTTGAATCAGTCAAAGATTCACATTCAGAATCATTTATATATAATGATTTCAATATTGGAACACAAACTATTAAATCAATAGAATTAAAAGATAAAACAAAATATGATCCAAGTGATAGTTATGAACATTCAACTATTCTTCAAGTAGAAATAAATGGAAAATCTATAAAGGAATGTATTGATTCTTATTTAAAAGAAGAAGTAATGAAAGGTGAATATGCAATTTCTGATATTCACAATATATATTGTAAAAATATGAAACAATGTTATTGTGATCAAGATAAAGTTAAAAAAAAAATCAATATAATAAAATGTCCAAAATATTTAATAATTCATTTAAAAAGATTCGATAATGCAGGCACAAAAATAAATCAAATAATAAATTTTGAAGAGAAACTTGTACTTAACCAAATAAAAGATAATAGTACAGTTAAACATAATTATGATTTGGTATCAATAATTGTTCATATAGGTCAAAATCCAAAAAGTGGTCATTATATATGTTATTCTAAAAGAAATAATAATTGGTATGAATTTAATGATAGTAAAGTTACTATAAAAAATTTTAATGATTTAAAAAAGGAATTAGTAGAAAATGGTTATATGTTTTTTTATCAAAAATCATCTACCAATTAAATTAAACTCTCTAAAATAATTCCATAGTCCATACCAGTATAGATTATCATGAATTTTTTTAGCATAATTATGATATTGATCATTACTAAATAAAATATTATCAATATTTGAAAGCCATAAATATATAGATAGAACATCATCATCTACATTTCTAGGACTATATATAAACTTTATATATTTTTTAGCATACAAACTATCTATTTTAAAGGTATCTAGCACAGCATTTTTTTTTTCATTTATCAATTCTTCATGTTTTGAATTAAATATAATATAAACCATTTTATTATTTTTTTGTTTAGTAATAATAAATTTTAGTATTTTATTTATATTTATAAAATTACTATTTTCTAGTTTGGAATCATAAAAATAATTCCTTCCATCAACGACATGTATTGACGTATTACTTAGTAAATAAGTATAATTAATTAGCCATTTATTATCTTCAATATTAACCAATTTGTTTTTAAGAACATTTATTTGGTTATTAATAAAAACAGATTTGATATATGGAAATATTAGTAGTTTACTATAATTAGTATTAGTCCATTCTGATATATTTAAAGATATGTAATAATTAATTTTTTGATAGATAATTTCAAATTTTTTAATATCTATCCATAAATCAAATTCTATAATTTTATTTAAGGTCCATTCTATAATAAATTGAATATAAGAATCAATCAGTTTTTTATCTAAGCTAAGATTATCTATATCTTTTATAGTATCTATTAAAAGTAATATTAAATTTGTTTTAATTTTAGTTTTAGATTTATTTAATTTTTTCAAAATTTTTGTTATTTCTAATATATATGTATTTAAATCAAATTGTATCATTTTTCTAATTAACAATGTAGTGGTACTACAATTTAATGAATTATTCAAAATTATGATTTTTATTTCACTTAACTCACTAACATTTGAACAATTCATAATTTTTTGATCATTTAATTCTTTTTCTATTTGTGCTGTATTATTTTTTTTTAAACCAGGCATTTTATGTACAAAGATAATAAGTTTCTAAAATATCAAATATTTTATAATAAATTATCTATAAATTATTAAAATAATCAATTTTATTAATCTAATCCTTTGCGTTTCTCTCTATCTGTATCAAGATATCTAGTAACAAATTGATTAATTAATTGCTTTTTAGAATAATATTTTACAGTATTACTTTTAGATTTACCTTTAGATTTACTTCCAGATTTACTTCCAATTTTACTTTTATTTTTTAATTTACTATTTACTTTAGACTTTTTACCTCTACCTTTACTCTTAGGAGAACTAGTTATATCTATTTTTTTTGAATATGATATTGGTATTTTTAACTCTTTGGCTAAACCTTGTAATTCTTTTAAAGAATAATTATAATAATTATAATTCATCAAACAATTTGCCTTATAAGGATTTAATTTTAAATGAAATGCCTTTTTTTGCTGTTTAGTTTTATGCATATTTCTTTTTTTTCTTAAGGAGCTATAACATATACCATATGGATTAAAAATATCTTTAGGATAATTAGTTTTTTGACTTGATTTAGATTTGCCTTTAATTACTGTGTCTGATTCTACTCTAACTTTCATTAAACAATGACAGTATTTTCTTTGTAATCTACTTAATTTACTAGTTGATGTAAAATATTCTTTACTTGATGATGATATTTTATTATTATTTTTAGTACTTTTTTTAATGTTATTTTTTTCTAAAACCATAATACTTTATATAATTAATATAGATAATTCTATTTTAGTATTTTAATTATTTTATTTAGGTTTGTAATATGATAAATCTATATTAAAATAAGTATAAATAATTTAAAAATTGATTTTTTTTATTCACATGATATTTCATCAAGTAATCATGCCAGTTCGAAGAAGGAACACCAGCATGAATTTTATATATAACATTAAAATAAATAAAACTGAAACAGATCCAAATGCTAATTTTGTTGATAATTTGGAAGATAATTATCAACATTTCATATTTCAGTATGACTATAATAGAATAATAAGTATAATTGTTGAGGTAATAGTAGATAATTTTTCAAAATCTATGACATGTAAAATAATAATTGATAGATTAAATATGTATATTAGGTATAATATCCTTTTTGATATTCCCATGATGGGTTACAAGCATATAGAATTTGATATTTGTGATTTACTTGAACAATTTTTGGAACGTATATATAAGTATTACAAATATGTAAATAAAGTTATGATAAATGGAATTAAATATGATAGTAGTAGATTAATTAAATTAGTATTCTATTTAATTCAGAGATATAACAATAAATTAATAAATACATCATATCATATTGATAATCCAATAAAAATATATGATCTAGATAAAAAAATTAAGTTACAACTATATTCAGATGAATTATATGAAATGTATAGGTCATATGTAATAGTAAGTATTCAGAATAAATATATTAAATTAGAGGTTTTTAGTAGTAATAAATCCTCTATTAATTGTGCATTAACTTTTAACTATCATAGTTATAGGTTGATAAATATGGTGTTAATATTTAAAATTCTACCCTTAGAGATTATTGAGCAAATATATACAAATGTTCTCATATTAGAATCTAAAGATAATGTAAACTCTTTTATAAAACAAATTAGAAATGTTAATAAAGATAAAAATAAGAGTAGATACAATAGGAGTTTTAGATTTATTAGACACGCAAAGGCTGAAAAAGCAAGATTAGCATTAAGCATCATAAATAACTAATATTGAAAAACTATTTAGTTATGTAATATGATAAAATCTATATTTTAATATAATTGATAAATAATTCAAAAAAAATTGATTTTTTATTTATATTTAGATGATTTAGTAATCATGTCGAGTCGTATAGAAAGACCAAGCATGAATTTTTCAGCTATCATTAGTATTAATAAAAAAAAAATAAATAAAAACGCCGTAACAGTTGATAAATTGAAAAACAATTACAATGTGTACATATTTCCACATAATTTTGATGATATAATACATATAATTGTAAATATAATACTAAATAATTTTTCAAAATCTATGACATGTAAGTTATTAATTAATTTATTAAATGATTATATTATTAATAATATTTTTAACAGATATCCTAACGCGGTTATAAGAGGATATGACTCTATAGAATTTGATATTTGGAGTTTACTTATGCAGTTTTATAGTCGTATATGTAAGTACCATAAATATTTTAATATAATGATGATAAATGGAATTAAATATGATAGTATTAGATTAATTAAATTAGTATGCTATTTAATTCTGAGATATAACAATAAATTAATAAATACATCATATCATATTGATGATCCAAAAATAATAGGTTATTTAAATCAAAAAATTAAGCTTGAGTTACATTCGGATGAATTATATGAAATATATAGTTCAGATGTAATATTAAGTATTCAATATAAATATATTAAATTAGAGACTCTTAGTAGTGTTAAGTCATCTTATAAATATCCATTATCTTTAGACTATTATAAGTGTAGGTTGATAAATATGGTATTAATATTTAAAATACTACCCTTAGAAATTATTGAGAAAATATTTACAAATGTTCTCATATTAGAATTTAGCGATAATGTAAACTCTTTTATAAAACAAATTAGAAATAATAATAAAGATAAAAATAAGAGTGTACACAATTATATGGGAAGATTTAGGAGACATCGCGTAATTAAAAAGGCAGCAGCAGAAAAAGCAGCAGCAGAAAAAGCAGCAGCAAAACTGACTGTAGCAGTTATATAAAGAAATAATGAAAAATAACTATTATTATATGTTACTACATAATGATAATTAATTTTATATTATGATGTAATAAGTAGTTAAAACTATAAATTTTAATTTTCATAATTTATAGGGAAAATTAACTGATAAATAATTATTTTTTTATTATCTAATATTTTCCATTTAATTCCTAACTTTTTTGATAAAGTATTAATTAATTCTAATCCAATATTGTTAGATTTAATATTATTATTTTCATTAATTGATTCATTTATTGGTTGAATTAATAAAGAAATATTATTGACATTTATTTTTTTATATGATATGTTTATTTGTTTAGAACTACTATATTTAAAAATATTAGAAATAATATTATCAAAAATAATTTTTAAATAAACACAAGTATTTTTTAATTTTATATTCAGATTACTAGGAATATTATTTATTAGTATAATATTATTAGTTGCTTTATAGAAATTTTCATTTTCTATATATTTTTTTAAAAAACATAATATATTTATAATTTTTGGACAATTATTTTTATTATCAAGTAAAGTTTTAGACACAGACACACACTTATCAACTTGTTTTATAATTAAATCAATAAAAAATGATTTATTATGAATTTTATCGTCTTGATACTGCATTAATTCAGCACAATTTCTAATTATACTTAATGGATTTATTATTTCATGAGCAATATATCTTTCTTCTTCACAACTTACATTTTTTATATTAAGATTGAAATTATTATCATTCACCTTATAATCATTTTTAATATTATTTACTTTAAAATCATTTTCAATATTATTTGGTTCATTTTTATCATTATTGCTTATATCTTTATTATTATTGCTTATATCTTTATTATTATTGCTTATATCTTTATTATTGCTTATATTTTTATTATTCATACTTCCGTATAATTGTTTGTTATTTATGTAATTATCATTTGTATAATAAGTTCTTACTTCAATATCAACATTTGACATTTTTTAAATGATATTTAATATTATTTAATAAAAAAAATAATAATAAAACAAAAATTATATATTAAAAATTACATTTTATATGTCATCGATTTCATCATCTTCAAATTTAGGCATATTTGAATATATATCTGAATAATCATAACTTACTTTACTACATTCATCAAATCCATCATCTCCATCTCCAAATTCAACTGTAGACATATCTGATTTATTTTGATTAGTAGATTCAATTTGTTTTAATATCGCTGGATGTAATTCATTGGCCCTTTTAAGTGCCACAATGTCTTCATCTTTATATCTAATTATTATATCTACTTTAGCCATATCTTTATGTTCGCTTTCAAATTCTCTGCAGGATAACAAGACAATATCTCCAGGAGATACGCCTTTACATCTTTTTCTAATTTTACCTCTAAATAAACCAATTCCTTTAATTAATTTATCATCTTCTTTACCTGAAAACGATTTTATAAAATTTAGATAACATCTACCATTACCTAGAAATTTTTCAACTACACCATAATATTGTCCATCATTTGCAAATTCAGTTACATGTGTAGCTTTTAAGGCACTATTTGCCTTTTTTTTATGTTTATTACCACCGGATGTGTTTTTAACCATATTATTGTAATTATTAATCTATATAGATATATATAATTCAATTTTATATTATTTTAAAAATTATATTATTTGAAAATTTAAATTATTGTATATTTTAAATTAAATGAAAATAAATTATTGAGAAAATGGAAATAATTTTTCTTTATTCAATTTACATATTTTACCTTTTACTAATACTTTGTATGTATAATAATTTACAGTTAAGTAAATAAATCCAAAGAAGAAGGCATATACAGCACTAAATATTCTTTGAAAAAATTCTTGGTCAGCATTACAATTTAAAGATAAAGATAATGCTACAAAATTCATTGTCATTAGAACAACCATTAATCCATATTTTAATACTAATTTAATAAATACATTAAAGTGATCCAAATATTTTGAATCTGAAGTAATACTATCATCATCGGCACTTACTCTTAAAAAATTAATTAATCCTTCATTTTTGTACCAAGAACTATCTTTTGTGGGTTCTTTACTTGTAGATGAAACAGAATCTAATCCTCCTTCTACTTCATCTAATTGTGTTTCAGTATTACCTTTTATTCCCAGTATATCGTCTTCAAAACCTTCTACTATTTTATTATTTTTTTCATATATTTTTTGTCTAAATCTGGAACTAAGCATAATAGTAACTATATTAACAATATTAGATAAAAAAAATAATTAATTTGCACTTACTGTTCCAACTAAACCACCCATGATTTTAAATATTTCATAATTTTCAGCGTAAATATAAACATTATAATTGTAATCAAAACTTTCAGAATTATATATATCATTCAAAACCATTTCTATTTTTTTATTATTAATATTTGACATATTACATGCTCCTTTTGGAGCATTAACAGTGTTATCTATACTAAATGAATAAACATATATACCTTCGCCTCCATAACCGTTATTTCTAGTATAAGGCTGTATTAAATTAAAAAACCTGTCGTCTTTACCATCTATTATTTGTAAGTTACTATTATTTCTAACATTACCGTCTAATAAGTAATTATTTTCAATATTTAGTCTAGCAGATTTCAATAAGTTTTGATTTTTGAAAAAATTTATAGTGCTAGATGAAATAGTTGCTTTAGTTCTAAAAGGGTCGCTGGCACTATCAGCATAATAAGGAGTATCTAAATCTAACCAGTTGGTAAAATTACTCCATAAATTATAAGTTTCAAAGTCAGAACGTCTTACTAGTATATATAATTGTGTGATTGGTTTATTAATATTTTTTAAATCTATAGATACATTATTTACTTCTGATTTAGTGACCTGTTGCTCAAGTCTTTGTACTTGTTTACCTAAATATTCGTGTGTGACTAAAGCAAATCTCTTTCTCTCTTCATTATCTAAAAATATATTATTTATTTCTAGCTGAGGATTTATATTTAATGAATCCGATGTATCAGCATCCTTCAAAAATTTACCAAACTTATGGGCTGCTGTACTTGGTCTTTTACGATTAGTGTCTACAATTGTATATAATTCTTGTAAAGGTCTTAATATTATATCTAATTCTAGCTCAACATTTTGTGTTGCAATTAATGGAAAACTATTACTAATATTATTATTAAACCAAAAACGCAAGGGTAAATAAATTTTTCTACCCTGTATGGAAGGATATATTTCAGATACAGGGTAAGAACTATGTCCATTTACATTTTCAGGATCATACATATCAACTGTATTACCAATTAGTTTATTATAGGACTCTTTCTCTTCTTTTGATAAATTTAATTCACTCCAAATATGAAACCATTCACTATATTGTTTATCCAGTGTTAATCCACCTGCTCTTAAAGTAATATCTTTTACTATATATTCGCCTAATCTTCTTATCCATTGAAAATTTAAAGTGGTTCTAGAATAAACATCAGGTAAATCAAATGTAAAATACATATCATTAATTAAATCACAATCACGCTTAATTTTAAAATTTATTGTAGTTTCTACATCATGAGATAAATTTGAAGTTTTTTCAGGTATTAATGATCTATAATCCATCGAAAAATTTGTATGTTTTTTAAATACTGATTTAAAATATGAAACTTGGGGATTGAATGTTAAAAATGCCATTCTTCCAGCATTTCCTTGTTTTAACATAATTAACGCACCAGCAGTCATTCTTTATTAATATATTATTTATAAAAATATAATATATTTACTTATTAAATAATAATATAAATATATCAATTTATATAATATTATTTTATAAATTAATATATTTATCTATTTGTACTAAAACAAATAATTAAATATGAATATTTATCCAAAGTAATAATGTAATTATTAAAAAGCAAAAATTAAGTTAATAATAAATTTAATTAAGAATTAATGATTAAAAGTAATAAACAAATTTATTATTTGGAATTTGATTTTTGTTTATTTTTAAACTATTAAATAATTGTGATTTTATTACATTTTTAGGTATAGCGTTATGGCAACATTGAGCTATTTCTATATATAAATCAAAATCATCATCATCATCAACTACATACGAACCATTATCTGTTTTAGTCCACTCTTTTACAATATTTTGTATACTAGGAACATTATCCATTCTATCAATTACTGTAGTAATCAGCCTTACTAAATCAAAACTAAAATTAGGTTTGTGTTCACATTTATTTAATGTACCGTCTTTAGGATAAGAATATTGACCGGATGCTTCTCCATCTTCATGGAAAACATCGCTAAATATCCACTTGTTTTTAAATTTAAATGTAGACCTGGCAAAATCTATAATTTTAACAATTTTATTAAAAGTTGGTATTTTGTAATAGTTATTATTTATATGATAATATAAATATTTTTCTTTTGTGTCTTGAAACATAATATTACTTGAATGTAAATCATTATGTACTAATGAAAAGTTTTTTTGAACAACACATAATGAAAAAACAGTTTGAAATAATATTGACTTCCATTCAAGGTCATCAACAATGTAATTATTATCAAGTAAATCATCAAGTGTATTATTCATATGTTCCATCATACATAAATTAACAGGCATTTTAGGAAATTTTATAAAAAATGATTTATTATAATTATTTAATTCTTCAAGTTCTGATATAGATAAATTATCTAATTCGTCTCCTATTGATTCTATAAAACTAAATTTACTACTATTAGATAATTTTTTTTTTAAATTATCAGATTTTTTATTAGATGAATTATTTTCTAATAATTGTAAATTTTCAATATTTAACTCATCAATATTTAAATCATTAATATCTATTTTCTTATTATCACTATTGCCCTCATTATCACTATTGCCTTCATTATCACTATAGCCCTCATTATCACTATTATCTTCATTATCACTATTTAATTCACTATTACAATTATCTTCACTATCATTATTGCCTTCATTATAACTATTTCTTTCATTATCACTATTTAATTCACTATCAATATTACTTTCATTATCACTATTGTCATCACCATCATTCATATTCTGTAATTCTTTCATTAAATTATTAAATAGAGATGTATTTGATAAAGATCCATCATTTGACTCTGAATCCATATTTAAAATAATTAAGTCTAATTCATTATTAATCTTATCTATAAACCAGTCTTTATCTTTCAATTCACTATATTCGTCAGTTATATTATGGTAATAATTAGAATCGTTTCCATTTATACAACCATAGTAATAAGGAAAATTTGGAGTCTTACCAGATTCAACTAATTTATTTACCAAATATAAAGATAATGCTTCTACATGACTACTATTATTAAAAGAATTAATTTTATTTATAGTATTTCTAACATCAATATCAGGTAATTCTATACTATTTGTGTTAGATGATAAGTTATATTGATCCATTAATATTTTAAGTGGTTCTAGTAATGGTGATTTTTTAATGCATATTTTTTGTTGGTAATCTTTTGTTATTAAATTACCATCTTTATTTTTATTTTTTTTTTCAATCGTTGCGATAGCTGTGTAAATATTGCTTAATTCTAGATCTTCATCGTCATATGATTCATTACCATCAGATTCATTACCATCAGATTCATTACCATCAGATTCATTACCATCAGATTCATTACCATCAGATTCATTACCATCAGATTTATTACCATCAGATTCATTACCATCAGATTTATTACCATCAGATTCATTACCATCAGATTCATTACCATCAGATTCATTACCATCAGATTCATTACCATCAGATTCAATATCACTATCGTCATCTGATTCTTCATCTAAAATTTTAATAATTTCTAAACATTTATATTTACTATTTAAAATTAAATTATTCATATTGTGATTATTATTACTATTAATCATTTTTTGATAAATTGGGTAGTATAATTGTGAATTTTCTATATTAAAAACATTCTGTATCGAATTAATTAATTTATTTTTTTTTTCATCATCGATAGGTTCTAATTCTATAGTATTCATTAAATTTATATAATACTAAATTTAAATTATTCATTAATTTAACGAATAAAAATAAGATACAGAAATATAAATTATAAAAATATAATAAAAATTTATTAAAATATATTTAAGATAATGTGTTTGATTTAATTAAAATAAAATTAAAAAATTAAAATAAAATATATTATATAATAATATAATGAGTGACAACAGACTTAATCACGATAATTCAAATAAATTAATTAAACAACAAAGAAACTGCATTGACTTTGAGGGTAATAAACAATTAAATCTTCATTATAAAACTATGAATCATGATGATAAATGTTTTGTTGATGTTCATACTAGGCAATCATTAGGACCAGGTAATTATAGAACATCAAATCATTATGATTGTGAATGTTTAATGCCAGACACTGTTAAAACTGCTACAAATTTACCAATGGTACATTTCAAAAATGGTCATGATGTAGGTGCTTGTGCTATTGATGACTCTACTAAATTACGTGTAGGTCTTACCAGAAAATATCCAAGATGTCCTCAACAATTATTTACTAGACCTTATTTAACTGTTCCATATATGGGTAAAGGACCCGGTGATATGGATGTTGAAAGTCAATTAACCCCAGGTGAACCAACAACTAGTAAAAGACAATGTAATACTTTAAGTGGTATAACAATACCTCATCAATTTACTCCATTAGTTGACCATTTAGAATATAATGTACAAAATCCAGAACATTTAGTTGAGGAAGTTGCTGATAATACATGGATAAGAGGAGGAGCTCCATCAAGATTAGTTGTTAGAGATATTGATTACCTAGAAAGATGTGGGTATCAATATATGGATAAAGAAACTAATCAAGAATTTTGGAAAGATAAACATCATTACTTATAATTTATTTAATTAATATTTTTTATTACAAACTTTTCAATTTATTATAATCTGTTTAAAATAATAATTATAATGTCTGAGTTAAATCCAGATAATCAATCAATATTTAAAAAATTAATGAATTATGTAAAAAATAATATAACAGATACTTTGATTATTATTTTTTTAATAATATTATCATATAAAGTATTAATAAGATATATTAAGACAGGATATATATTAGGTAATTATTCAAATAGTTTAGAGAATTTTGAAAATTATTCTAATAATGATTTAGGGTTTATAGATACTACTTATTACTTGAATAAAAAAAATCAACCTATTATTATTAAAGAAACACAATCATATATAATTTTAAAATCAGGATATATTAATAAAAATACTTATTTAGAAAAAATATTGAAATACTTTAAAAAAAAAATTTATCCAAATGAACCAATCCAATTCTCAAATAGTATTGATATCATAAAATCATTGAACCAAGAATCTTTAGATATGACTTTTCTAAGTGAAGAATTACTTTATAATTACATTATGAATTATAATAATAGTAATAATGAATTACCTATTTACTGTAAATATTTAGATTCTTACATTAAAAATAATAAAATGTATACAAATCCAACTGAGTTCAAAGGTAGTGCAATAGGTACAGCATTTGATCAAGATTTTTATTTAATTGTAAAAAATACAAGCAACATATTCAAATTATCTGATATTTTAAACTATAAAATAGGTATTTGGGAAGATAGCTACTATTATTTCTATAAATTATATGAATCTCTATATAAATTAGAAGATGAGTTACCATTAGATGATCTGGATCATATAATAGATTCTAATTTTAGTAAGCTAATAGATTTATTTATTGGAGATAAATTAGATGTATTATTCATTGTATGTAATAATAAAAATGATTTATTAATAAATTTAACTAAAGCTACTAAAATAAGATTTATACCTTTACATATTAAATCAATTATCAGAAGAGATAAAATAAAATTAGTGGAGTCTAAAGGTATAATTGATGAATCTACGTATAAATATAAAAGTGATTCATATTATGAAACAGATAAAGAATATAGGGAACGTTTTAATAAATCGTTTCAAAAATGTAGAATTAAAAATGTAGATTTATATAATTTTTATGAATTGGGTAACGAAAGGCATTATTTAGAAACTTTTTCAGTTAGAATGTTGTTAGTTACTACAAATAACTTAAAATCTGAAATTATTAAAGATCTAACTAAGAATTACATTATAAATTTACAAAAAATAAAGCAAAATTTAATAAATACATATTATGATGTAAATATAAATAATTATAATGATACTGATTTTAATTATCAAAATTTGTTATTATTCGATTCAATAATACCCTTACATCCAGATAGTAAATCAACATATGAAAAGGATGGTTTAATAAAATATGAAGATATAAAATCAAGTAAAATAAATATATAAAAAATTAAATATAAAAAATTAAATATAAAAATTATTAAATAATATAGGACGTTATAATTAAAAATAATACTTTAATAGTAGAATTAGTTATTTAATATCAGCATAATTTTTATGTAATTATTTCTGTATTCTTCTCTATATAATTAAAGAAATTATTTCTAAATTTTAGAGGATTATCTACATAGCTTATTCCGTTTGTTATATGATCATCTAGTTTAAATTCTCGTTTATCTATATACTTAAAATCAGGATTACCAACATTCTTATGTTCTTCAAGCATAAATAACCTGTATTTATCTTTAATTAGTTCAATTGCTCTTAATTTAGAAAAAGTATTTACTATATATATTTTATTAATTGTAGTCCAAAATACTTCATCTGGTTCCATAAGTATTTGAATTGGTATTTGTATTCTATAAATATCTATTTTATCATCCAAATTTAATATTACATTATTATCATTTTCATATATTTTATCAATTATTGATATTTTAATCGTATTTTTATTTTTTTTGAATAATTTACTTATAAAGTTTTGTATTAATGGTATAAAATTACTCAAATAATTGAGCATTACTGACATTTGTCAATATTATATAAGTGATAAATAAAAATCAATTTTGATATAATATATTTATTTATTATATTTAAAAAATAAATTATATTTATTTATTTGTATTATGTAATATGGATTATGAACAGATCGAAAATAAAACAAAGAAAATAATATTAAATATCCAATTTATAAGTAATAACATAAGTTTATTAAAGAATAAAATAGTAAATATAAGTGCTACTAATTCTAAACTTGGAAAAAATAAAATGCTTAAACAAGAAAATAATAGTAATCTTGAATTTCAGTGTAATATATTAAAAAATGAATTTTATTATTATACAAATATATATAATATACTAATAGATAAACATTCAAAAGAATTATTTGAAATTTCTGAATATATACTAATTATTTTATTTTCATTAAATCAATTGGAAATAGATAATAATCAAGAAAAAAATACTATTTATAGCAAAATAATCTATACAAATAAAATTTCAAATAACACATCAGGAAAATTAAAAGAATTAATTAATAATATTATTAATAATTTAAAGGTAGTTGATGAATTTATACAATTATTCAATGATTATATAGATAAACTGCATATTCAAAATAATAAAAAAAATTTACATAGTAATAATTTTGAAATAAATGTTAAATATAAAAAAGAAACAATAGTTTTAGAATATAATAAATATAATGATAGATTCAACAAAACTATTGATTATTTCTTAAAATGTTCAACTACAATAGTAGAACAAATAAACAATTCAAATTTACTAAATTTTTTTTTAAAAATTAAACTTAAAGATAACACAAAGACAATATATAATGAAGGAAACAAAGAACAAAGAGAATAGAGAATATTGGAAAGTTGAAGAAGAAAATATTATAAAAGATTGGTGTGATAAAGCACTTTGTTATCAATGGTTACACTCCAGGTGCAGAGAAATATATCAAGTAAAAAATGCTTGGTTTACAATCCCAGTTATTATAATATCAACTATTACTGGAACTGCCAATTTTGCTCAAGATAGATTTCCTGATGATAAAAGACATTATTTTGTTATGGCAATAGGAAGTCTTTCAATTATTGCGGGTATCATAACAACTATATATCAATTTCTACAGATATCAGAATTAAATGAAGGTTATCGTGCTGCTGCTATATCTTGGAATAAATTGTATAATAATTTAAAAACATTATTATCAAGACATCCATTAGATAGAATAGAACCTACTCAAGCTATTAAATTATATAAAGATGAATATGAACATTTGTGTGAAATATCTCCACCTATTATTAAAAAAGTATTGAAAAATTTTAATATTAAATTCAAAAAAAATGATAATTTAATAAAACCAGAAATATGTAGTAAACTTGAAACAACAAATATTTATTCTATGTCTGATATTGAAAGAGAAAGTATGATTAATAAAATAACAAATAAGAAGAAAAATACAAAAATAATGGATACCTTTTTCAATTTAAATGGAAGAAATGCTTCAGACGAAGAAATTGATATTTTACAAAATAATATCAATATTGGAGATGTGTCAACAAATAATGTATTATCAATTAATGATATGATTGTTGAAGATAATAATAATGAAGACAATTTAGGTGGAAATAATAGTAATGTAACCGATATTTAAATATATTATTTATTTATTTTACAGTATTTATTTTAATTTATTTTTATTTTATGTTAAATTATAGATTCTATTTCTAAAACAAAATTAAAATTAATTTTAATGTGATATACAAATATCTTTTTTATATTATTTTAGAAAAAAATTGAATTTAAATATCTTCTAATTAAAATGTCCAACCATTATGTCGAATTGTCAGCGTCAGCGCGGTTCGATGATTTGTGGATTCAAGGGAGAAATCCTGATAAATCATGATAAGAATATTAATAAGAAGATAACAGAATATGAGGAAGATTGTTCTGTAAACCATTCCTCTAATCGTGATAGTATTAATGATAGTTATAGTGATTGTCTTAGTGACTGTGATGGTTCCAGTCATAGTCATACTGATGTTCCCGTATCCAGTGATGTAGTTAATCTATCTGGAGCAAAAATTAGTAGTAGGAATTTTCAGAATACTGTCGAGGCAGGATACTTTGGACATCCTGGTAAGTTTACTGCTCCTATAGGTTGGAAACCTGCTAACAGGAGTGTTATTAAGCGTAAGATGCAGATGCTAGCAGATATAGCTAATAGTCGTTAATTTTTAGTTAATTATTAGTAACTTAATATAATTTAATAGTT